CAGATTGAATGAAAATAAAATATGTCCCGGAACCCTCCTCTTCTTGTCCGTCAATTTATATTCATGCTNCATATCAATCACCGTTTAAAATATACAACAACTCTTTCGCTCTCTTATAGGTATCAAATCCCTTTACATTCACCCATTCGGATGAAATACGTTTGTCTTTTCTGACTTGTACCCAATATATTATTATGGGGATACAACCGTTATACCCTTCTCCTCGTATGATTCTGTACCTTTCCATCTCTTGTATTTTTCTCGAAACATTTCACATCCGGATAGAACCAGTCCGCACTACCAGCTATCCCGTCCAGCCATAAAGCACATACATATCCGCGAGAACGGTTTTTTCTATCTACCACACGGAAATAATGCTTGCATTTTTCACAACAAATATTGTTGGTTTGTTTATCCATTTCAAATGCAATTTCTTATAAACGTTTCCCTGTCAACCATACCGTTCTTTGATTCTTCCACCAAGTCAAAAAACGTCGCGGCCCTACAAACATTTTCGTCTATCATTATACATATTCCGTCACCGGGATAATATTCACATGAAACTATGTTACCCCAATCTATATGCTTCCGCGCTTCCTTAGCTATATCATAACAATCAATCGCATATCCTTGATATTTAATAACAGCTTTCCTTATTTTATCAAATACATTTCCTTTCATGGCTTTTTAATCTCCTTTTCTACTACTCAATATATAAAATAATCCCTCTCTGTATCATATCTTCCAATTCTCTTTCCGAAAATTCATCGAATGTATGTTTATCCATAGTACAAAAATGATACCTTACAGATTGCTTTTCATAATTGATGTTTTTATGATAATCAATCATTACGTCACTTATAACCATCTCAACAATCTTACCATTTACAACAAAAGAAAAACGTGTTCCGACATCATAACATACCTTCTTAAACAAAAGAACTTTCCTTTCATTCATTTTCAATCTCCTTTCCCCTTAATCCGTTCCAGTACATCTTTGTTTGCTTCAAATATTTCATCAAAGGAGGGAATAGGCATCCAAGAATCATCTTCGCTAACTATTATATCGGTTCTTTCATCATCACTTACTCTCCACCAATTTGATTGCATCGAACGATACATTTTACCTATATAAAATTCGCGTTCATGGCATATAATAACCTTAATATTATGTTTTGGAGGTCGCTCCTTTACGCTTATCCACGGTGATTGCTTTGCCTGCCATTCGGCACCTTTTCTGAACATATTCAACATTGCTTGTCTCTGATAGGCTAATTCACCTTCAACTACTATTGCATAGCTTGACATAAGCTCTTGTTGTGCAGCTTCTTCTACTGTCTGTTTCATTCTTTTACTCCTTTATCAAATTCGGATAATGCCTGCTCGTACTCTTCGAGTTTTTTCAAAGCATAATCTCTCCTATAGGTGATTATGTCACGTGTTGTATAGTCCGTATAGAATCGGTCTATAATACTCTTAACATAAAACCTTTCTGGTTCTTCGCAATGATTAAGTAGAATTACGTAATTCGTGTTTCTTGGGTGGAAACATAGGAATCTGTAATAATTTACCTTACCATTCAAACAGAACTCAATCAGTTTT